CACTCTTGGCCCATGCGCTAAGACTGTTGTTGTGTCGGGTGTAGAGGGTAGACCGCCGAGAATACTCAACGACGGTGTTTCTATCGTCAACGCCGTTCATTCCGATGACCCCGCCACCCAAACCGCAATTGAATTGTTTAGGCAAATCAGTAACGAGGCACAACAGGTTTCCGGCGACGGAACAACTACCGCATCAGTCCTTGCTCACGCTATGGTTGAACACTCCAAAAAATATCTCGCACCTTTAGATGTAAAAACAATACGGGCTGACTTAGATGTTATCCTTCACCGCATTGAACAATCTTCCGAACAACTCGACCTCGACAACGAAGATGACGAGTCTCGCATAAGAGCAGTCGCTACCATAGCGGCCAACAACGATGAATGGTTGGGTGATGTTATCGCTGAAATGTTTATGGCAATAGGTGATGACGGTATGGTGAACATGAAAGTCGGTAGTGAAGACCACACCATATGGAGTCAAGAATCAGGATTCAGTTTACCTGTTGGTTATGCCTCTCCTATGTTTGCGAACACTCCTAAGAAGGCGTGTGTGTTCGACAACCCTCTTATCATCCTCGCTGATGAGATTGTAGAGGATTTTGACACATTGACACCTGCTCTTGAGATTGCTGTCGAAAACAGTAGACCTATTGTTTTCATGGTGAATGATATTAAGGGTATAGCATTGTCAAATCTAATCGCTAATAAATTAGGCGGAATAGTAAACGCTTGTGCGATTCGTATGCCGAAAGGTGGTTATGATACGGAGTCTTGGTTCACTGATACTGCGGTGTTTACAGGTTCTTTGAATGTCTTTAGGGGCTTTGGTGGAGACGATGACCCGTTGGGTATTAACAAAGTCGAAGTCGATAAAGGACATTTCGGGACTGTTGATAGAATAATCGTAAAAGAAAACACTACACACTTAATTATGAGTAGTGAGAGTCAAAGTCAAGAATACAAATATCGTAAAGGTAATACCATTGATGTTTTGCACCAACAAGCCGAAGAAGCAACCCACTCTTTCGATAAGGAAAAGTTACTTGCTCGCGCAAACCGGCTCAACGGAACAGCCGCTACAATCCATGTTGGCGGTGTAACCGAATTAGAAATCCGTGAAACGCGTGAGCGTATTGACGATGCCGTAAACGCTACTCGCCTCGCCCTCAAGGGTGGCGTTGTAGCCGGTGGTGGTTGGTGTCTTGTTCAGGTGTTGCGTGAGATTCACCAATCACACGCATCAAGTGTAAACCACTACAATATGTGGGTGCGTGTGCTTACTGCCCCTTACCGACAAATCCTAACCAACGCAGGGTTTGAACCTGTTATCGAAGACCACTTGAGATACAGATTCCTTGACGCTTTGACATTGAAGGATTCAACAAAAGAAATCCTTGACCCAAAGCAAGTCGTCATCAACAGCCTAAAGTCGGCTGTGTCTATTGTTTCCCTAATAATCAACACCGATACGATGGTGATTTTGGGGGAATGACTACCCTTATATAGCATGTAGTAGGAGAGAATAATATGTCGTGGAACAATACCAAAAAACCGAGCGCAACAACCCCCGAAACAAAGGGGTTCGATAAAGAATATTACCGTAATATGTTTGAGAACAATACGGCACAAGCCGTTCCTGTCCGTATGGCTTTGGTCGCGAAAGAAAATTGCGCTAAGACCGGACTTGCCATCAGCATTTCACGCCAAGTTAATTCTAAGGGTAAAATCTATGTCATTGATGTAGACAACTCCGCTAAGTCTACTATTGACGAAGCATACCCTAATGACGATGAAATCGTCGTTCTACCTCTTTTGGATGAGCGAGACGATTCGATTTTCAACGATGATTCGACCGTCAATTACGCCGCACTTACCGACAAGATGAACATGTATACGAACATCATTGCCGAGAAAATCAAAGACGGAGAGAATATCACCGGAATAGTATTTGACGGTGGTTCGACTTACCTTAAGTGGTGCGAACACGCTATGACTGCTGTTCTACTAAGAAAGGGTGTTATCAAAGAAGAAGGCGACGGATTCTCACAGAAAGAGTGGCGAACCCGCAATCAACTTTTCCGCCAAACACTCACTCGTCTTCACGGACTTTCAGTCCCTTCGGTGTTCTTTACTTTTCACCTAAAAGATGTCTCGACCTATGTTGACAATGGTTCGGGCGGTAAAGTCCTGATGAAGATTGGCGACCGACCCGAATGGGATAAGGGAACAATGCGACTCTTCTCTCAACAGATATTCCTTGGTCGCTTTATGAAGAAGGCCGATGCCGCCGCAGGTGTCAAGGCTGACCCAACTCTCAAGAACAACGACGATTGGGTGATTAAAGCCACTATCGAAGAAGTCAAGGGTCGACACATGGAGATGGTCGGAGAGACACACACTATTCTTTCTGTTATTAAGGGCAAAGTAAAGTGGGATGGACTACCTATGCTCACATGGGGTGGCAACGATGAGTGACACACAGACTTTGATTGTCAATAACCTTGACTTAATCGGTCAACGACTTGACTTGATAGTGGATAGCGTCGATGCTCTAATCAAGAGAGTAGAGATGTTGGAGATTGATTCGCCGGTCGGTGAAGACATTCGCATTCTCAAGTGTGCTGTCGAAGAAATCCAACAGAAGGCTGTCGCCCCTGCCGTCGAGTATGTTTACCACATGTCTTCGGTATTCAACAAGGAGGAATCTCAATGAACATCAGTAACAACGCACTAAAGCACATGCTCATCACGACCAAGCGAAAGCAAACAGTCGCAGGTAAAGCGCAGTCGCAGGTAGAGTCTTGTTTGTTGAAGATAGAGGCTAATATCGCTTCTATCACTTCTCTCACGAAGGACTTGACCGGACTTACACATGTTCAATGTGATGCCAACGACGATTGGAACGGGACAATGCCTATACCCGACATTGACCGAGTGCTTGGTATTTTGGCCTGTCACGGTGCTACCGTAGACATTACTTACAATCCCGGTAAAAACAAATTGGTTTTCAAGAGTGGTCGTAAACAGACTACAATAGACGCTTCTCCCGAAGGGTTGGCGTTCTCTCACAGTCAAGACACTATCCAAGACCACAGCGAGCGCAGTCAAGGACTCGCAGGGCGTATCAACGCCCTCGGCGGAGTCTACACTACTGCCGATGGTAGTGAGATACATTCTTCCGCATGTTACACTGTTCATTCGACCGAGATGTTTGAAGCACTTCGTTGTGACAACATGAACGGACAGAAGTTTAATCGTTATACTTTTTCGGGTAGCAATAAAGGACTTACCGTTCTTGTTGGCGACCCTGCTATTGGCGGAGAGACTTTGACCGAGATTGAGATTCAAGGGCTTTCACCGGTAGAACCTGCTGATTGGCAATGGTCTTTCGATGGTGGTCTTGACGAATTGTTCAAGCAATTCGCAGGGTCTTGTAACATACACATATTTGACTTCACCGAATACCAACAAGGAATGCGTATGGCTATTGGTTTTGACAATGGCTGTTGGGCGTTTCAGTCCGGTATCATTGAGTGATTAACAACATGGGGGGTTAGGTTTTGATGTCGCACGACCAACAAAAGACACATAGTATTCCTCCAAAAGTAGAACCTGCGGGGACTGTTTCGGTTTTCGCCTCGCGTGTCTCCCCCCACCTGTTAGCCACCAACCTAAAGAACGGAACGATGATGAAGTCCCTCTCACACGAACAAGCATTGGACTTGGTTTCGGCGTTGAATGGGCATGTGTCAAGCCGTAAATTATACCTAAAGGTGGCCTGTTTAGCCGTATTGAAGTATGATAGTAGCGGTGAACCCATGACTCCTGCCGAAGTAGCGAATCGTTCCCGTAAGTATACTCAAAAGAATTGCACCATGTCTCCGAGAACATGTGCGAGTGTGTTGGCAATGTTGAGTAGATTAAAGATAATATCACGGACTCCAAGCAAACCTTTCTCTTATTGGTGGGGTTATCATGGAGATTGATATTCTCAATGGTGACTGCATCGAGATGATGGAAACGCTACCGGACAATTGCGTAGATACTTGTGTTACCTCTCCCCCCTATTGGGGTCTTAGGGACTACGGGGGCGACGGTAAGGTTTGGGGTGCGCCCGAATGCTACGAGCGCGGAGAAGGAGATACTTCACACGAATGGGAAGGTTACACAAGACCAAGTGAAAATACCCGTAATAATAACAATTCATTACAATTGAAATCAGCATATTGGAATCCGCAGGAACAGGCTTTCTGTAAGCACTGTGATGCTTGGTTCGGTCAATTAGGACTTGAACCAACCATAGACCAATATGTTAAAAATATGGTAGAAGTATTCTCTCATGTTCGACGAATCCTCAAGCCCGAAGGCACACTATGGTTGAACCTCGGTGATTCTTACTGTGCAGGACAGCGCAAGAACGGCGTTAAAGACAATGCCGGTGGAGATAGAGGGTTGCCAACAAACAGACGCAACCAAGCGTCGGGTAGCCTCAAGAATAAGGATTTGGTCGGTGTCCCTTGGAGAGTAGCATTTGCTCTACAAGAAGCCGGTTGGTGGTTGCGTCAAGACATCATATGGGCGAAGCCCAACTGTATGCCCGAATCTGTCAAAGACCGATGCACTAAGAACCACGAATACATGTTCCTTTTCGCTAAGTCGGAAAAGTATTATTTTGACAACGAAGCGATAAAAGAAAATACGGTAAAAAAACCGGACAAAAGAGTATCAGCATTTACTTATGCCGACAACGAAGATTGGGCTAAGGACAAGGATGCGTCGAGGATAAGTAAGGCTAAAGGAATTGCCGAGGCTCGCACTAAGAATTACGCTAAAAGAAACAAGCGTAGTGTTTGGTGGGTTGGCCCTAAACCGTTTCCCGAAGCACATTTCGCAGTATTCCCTATCGAGTTAATCGAACCCTGCATTCTCGCAGGTAGTCCGGTCGGTGGCACTGTCTTTGACCCCTTCGGTGGTTCGGGAACAACGGGAATAGCCGCTATCAAGCATGGTCGAAATGCTATCCTTACAGAATTAAGCGAAAAGTATATTGAGATTGCCGAGAAGCGTATTAGCGACTTCAAAGCGCAACAAGGACTTGACAAGAAGCATGTTGAGTGGTTGTGATGGTTCGTAAGTGCCTCCGTAAATGTAGCGGTTGTGGAGAGATGATGGTTACTAAATCCACATCACACCGACCTTGGAAAAACGGGGTTCGACACCAATGTGGTATTTGGCGAGTGGCGGATAAAGAGCCATTAAAAAAGTAACCGCCTTTATAGTGTTCATAGATAACTCTTATATACACCGCCATTAGTGGTATTATTCATGGTAACTGTAAACCTCGACGGGGCAAGACATAATATCCCCGTAATGCTTGAAGAAATGAACAAAGAAAAATTGATTTATCACACAATGCCAAGTGGCGAACAAGTGGTTATCAATGTGTCATACAATGTCATTCCCGAAACCCCGATGTATAGGGATAAGGTTTGGTTACATGAAGAATATGTTGTCAAAGCACGAACAATTCAATCAATAGCAAGTCAATTCGGATTGACTCCTATGAGCATTCACGGATGGCTCAAGAAGTTGGAGATACCAACCCGAAGTCGTGGTCGCCGGAAGGGTCTTTGATGGTAAAGTGTTGGTTCTGTCGAGGAACAATGATTTGGCAAAACGACTTTGAACCACAAGATATTGGGATAGCCGGAGAAGGTATTGTCGCAATACTAACTTGTTCAGCGTGTGACGCTACTTCTTATTGTGTAAAAACGGTAGAATGACTACCCTTATATACCCCCCCACTAATCTTTAACTATGATAGTGGAGGCGGTCGGTCGTAACGATGTTCTTGTTCGATACAGGAACAGCGAAGG